GGGGAGGAGGCGGCCCCCCCCCGCCGATAACGTGATAGCTATCAACAGTAGGGTTACGTTCACCTTCATAGTGTTTATGCTTCTGGAGCCTTACCGATTGCAAAGAGGTGGTTCTTCTTCTTCCTCGTAGCTTCGGGGAGAGCCTGGTATGCTTCAAGCGAGTCAACGAACGTGATCTGATCCTCCTTCGCTGGGGCAGACTCAAGCTGAGTGATCTTAGCCTGCAGCTGCTGGATCGTAGACTCAAGAGTAGCGATCTTACCCGCGTTCTCATCAGCCTTACCCTTAGCCTGGGTAATCGTCTGTCCTTGCTGCGTCACTGTACCCTCGATGGTCTGGAGCTTCAGTTTCTGCGCATCGACAGCCTGCTTGCTAGCTTCTACAGCTGCAGGGTCAGCGATCTCCCTCCACTTACCAGTGGTAGCATCTACTGAGTTAGAGGACTGGAAGACGTAGTGCTTCTTCGTTTCCTTACAGAAGGACATGTGACCTTCGTCGATGGTGTCGACAACTTGCTTCATGTCTGAGAGCGTAGCGAACTGGTCACGCTCAAAGTTGGGGAGATCCCCTTCATAGCCAAAGGTGATGGCTACGTTCTTGAAATTACTTGCCATGTATATTACTTAACAAAAGTGAATGGAATTTCCTGGAGCTTACGCGTAGAGCCGAATGGTGCGGCGATAGTGTAGACAAGGTAGTCAACACCATCAATGCTTACCGTGGTCTCATCAAAGTTCTCCCTGATATCATCATTCGAACCATCGATGATCTTGGTGACAGCACCCAGGCTCTTAGGATATGCGTAAGAGAACTTAGAGTTCTCGTGAGACACTACAGTGATCTGCTTGAACACCTCTGCAGGTGAGGAAGCGACAGTAGCCGTCAGAGCCTTGATGTCAGCTGCGGTGATAGGATGACCTTCCTCACCGATACCACTCCTATGAGGGTACTTACCGAGGTAGGTAGTATAAGACTCAACCACTGGCCTCTTCTTCCTACCTACGATCCTGTAACCGGGCTTAGCTGGCTTGGTGACAGTCCACTCGCTATACTGAGGATTAGCCTGTCGTACACCATCGATGAGCGTGTAGGTGACGTTACGCTGGCGCTCACCGACTACAGGCTGGATAGTGACGATGACATCCTCGAAGGCATTGTTGTCGTACTGATCAGGTCCGTTAGGTCCTGGCTGTACAGCTTCCTTCTCTACCACTACCTGTGTAGTCACCACAGGGCGCTTCTTAGCACCACGCCTACGCATCTCTGCTACACCTGGGGTATGGACATCGCTCTTCGTGCGCTTGGTCCCTGTAGGATTGCCATTGCGGTACAGCTCTTCCTCAATGAGGACACGCTTGCCGAGGACGGCAGTGCGTACTACACTTGACTCATCAACATAGAGCGTGGGATCGGTAGCCGTGTCCCACTCTACGGGCAGGGGAGCATCGAAGGTCGTCTTAGCGGGGAGCTCACGCCATTCCTGCACGACATTCTTTGAGATGAGGAAGCTAGTGCCATTGTTGTTCTGGATCTTGATGGTGTCATCATCGACCCACTCGCCAGAGACGGCATAGACATCCTGCTTACGCTCAAGCTCTGCCTGTTTGGCCTTGACAGCCTTCAACTCGTTCGTCAGGTCCTCAATGGTCTTGAGGAGAGAAGAAGGATTGAAGATCGTATCCTTGTCCTCCTTATTCTCAAGGACCTTCACCCTGCGCTCTAGAGCTTCGATATTGCCATTCTCTACAGCGAAGGGCACACGAAGCACCTCGTCAAGGGAGCCATCAGCATCAACCTCAGGGCTAAGACCTACGCGGAAGACGAGCTCACCATTCTCGTAGACTACGCTCTTGAGGCTCCTATCTGGACCACCCTGACGATTGCAAATACCTGAGGCACTACCAAACTGCTCGAGCTTATGTACGAGCTGGCCATTCTTCATGTAGCTTACCTTGAGGAACTCACGGAACGTGCCGGGAGCGTCATCGTTAGGCACAAGGTAGATCACCCCTTCCTCAGCCATCTCAGGTACGCCAAGGAACGACCTGGTCTTCACCTCATAGCGGAAAAGCCCATCAATCTTCGTCTGAAGAGCGTGGAGCTTACCTCGGTCATCGATGAACTCGGTGATGAGGTTCTGACCCTGCATCCTGATGTTATAGGGCTTGTAGAACGTATCCTTGTTAGCACCGATGGGAGACCAGTGCTTAGGGTTGGTGATCTCCTTACAGCCATCGCTACATGAGCCGGTGTACTGTCTTGTGATCACCTGACCTGCACCATCTACCGTAGTGATGACGAGACCACGACGACGAACGCCACGTGGGATCTGCCTAAGTGTGTCCTTGAGGCAACCTCGCCAGGGAAGGTAGATATGGTTGGCCATTGCGAGGACATAGTCAAGACGCTTGCCTGTGTACCCATCAAAGACAGCTTGCATGACGGTCTGAGGATAGACAGGCTTCCTGCTCTCTACCGAGCAAGGCGTTTGCTCTACGCGCCTGTAAAGCTGTTCGACGTGAACCTTCTTAGGCTCACGCTCAGGTCGCTTATATACCTCCTTGTTACATCCGCAACTCATATTCTATAAAAAATCTGGTTCTTCTTCTTCCTCAGTGCAGACGATATAGTCTTCCAAAGGCTTGGTATCATTACCAACGTAGACTCTCCATCCCTTCCTTGCGAGCGTGCCAACCATACCACCAGTCATATAGGCTTCCCACTTCTCAGGGATCCTAAGACTGAAGGATGGACCAAGAAGGAAGAGTTCATCCTCCTTGCCATTGACGTAGAGAGATTGATCCCTCATGTTGTCGAGGAGGTAGACTACAGACTCTCTATCAAGAGACTCAAGGTTCCAGTCAGGATTGTTGGTCGTAGCCCAATCAGTGACAGTACCTGCGAAGTTGTAGTCCCTATTACCGAGATTCCTCAGCCTCAGACTCTGTATCTGGCTCCTCAGGCCGCGATAGCCAGGCCAGTTGACCTGACCAGGAGGACAGTGGAAGGCCTGATACAGCTGAGCATCGGTGTAAAGATAAGTACAATCGATGATGGGTTCGATGATAGCCACGTGAGAGTACTTACACATATAGGAGATACCACCGGTGGGGTTCACCGACCAGCGCTTCTTATCCTTGTCGTACTCATCCATACCAGGATACCACACGGTGAAGGCTACAGGATCAACCCTACGAAATCCGTGCTCATCATAGAGCGCTGGATCCTTGATAGTGATCTTACCATAGTCACCGAATGAGCCGTGACCTACCATCTCAGGAGCAAAACCATCCTCCTCAGCGTTGAAGACCCTGTTGAAGACCTGCTCAGCGAAAGCGCCAGAGAAGTCCCTACAATGCCTGAAGTTAGCCTTGAGGAAGAACTCGTCATAGCTCTTCTGGTTCAGGTAGGAGAACTTGAAACAGTCTGCGATAGTGGTAGGTACTAGACCGAAGAAAGGATAGTCAGCTGACGCATACTTCTTACCATCATAGCCAATCTTGAGCTTACAAGGAGAGAAGTACACCTCATTCTTCTTTCTCTCAGGATCAGTGGTAGTACCACGCACACCCTTGAACATTGCATGACAGTTATTGATATGCCCTGACTTGAATGTTATGGTGGGGTTCACCTTAGCGCAAGCAAAGGCAGCTCTGGCTGAGATGCCATCAAAAACTGATGTTGCTGGACCTGGGTCCGCCTGAATAGTCATCTTCAGTTCTTCCACCTCTGCTGGCATGTGGTTACCTACGTTCTCAAACTCTTCAATACTAAGACGACCGAAGTGCATACCTTCATTGCCGAGGAGATTCTCGATATCCCCATCAATAGGGTACTTAGCGAGAACGTCCTTGAGGAGGAGAAGGATCTTCTTAGAGTGCTCATTGCGAGGAAGAGCATACATCAACCTCAGCCATCCTCCGAACAGCGGATCATGGTCAGTGACAAAGTTAGTCTCTGGGTCAATGCAACGATAGAAGGCTAGCTGAGGAGCATTCTTCAACTCGTAGAAGAGTGGGATCCTCGTCTCTGTATCTTCATCACCTCTCCTCAGCTTCATATTGAAGTGGCAGAGATGATACTTGATTGCAGGATAGCTATACCTACCATTCTCGAAGCTGTCGAAGATCTCCTTTGTGACGACGCTTGAGGAGACAGCTGCGTCAATGATGTTAAACATCAGCGCAACGCCAAGGTCAATCTCCCTATGATAGACATGCTCACCGCCAGAGTACATATCAAGGACTAGGTTCTCCCAGGGGTTACCCTTGTAGTCATACCTTGTAAGCTCTCCAGCCTTAGCAATACCATCATAGAGGATCAGTGGGTCCACCTTCCTCAGCTCAGGCACACTGCGGAAGATAAGGTTGGGCATATTAGCCACAACCTCCTCCGATGACGAGCTGCCAATAACAGTGCCATCAGCCACAGTGATACCGCTGCTAGACCTCAAGAGATTCTTGGTAAGAGCCTTGAGGGACTCTATTACGTTTTCTTTAGATATCATAGCTGATTATTAAAGATTATCAGAATATCCTTCATCGTGGATATCCTTGACAAGTACACTCACACGTTGGTCTCCATTGGGCAGAACTAGCGTGTACTGCACAAAGGCAAACATACCATTCTCATCAGGCGTGTCACCGTAGAAGTGGTATGCCGAGGGGAAGCGGAACTCTTGTGTCGTGTACTCTGTAGCTCCAGAGGTATCGATACCCATACGAGTGCCTACAGATTTGAGATAAGCTAAAACCTCAGACTTCGGCTTCTCATCATCAGCTACAAATGGAGCAACAGCGCTACGCACCTTATACCTGTGCTCATCTCTCTTTGCTATCTGAGCCTTGGAGATCATCACGAAATGAGCAGATACAGGGGATGCACCATTAGACCTAATAGCACATGAAACTTCATAGGCATCACTCGGGCCATAGCTGTACAACCCAATCGCATTACTGTAGTCAGTAGAACTGATGCGACTGCGAATATCATCTACAACAGCCTTAGGCTGCAGGTTAGAGTCGTACTGCAGGAGAGCGAACCTGGGATAGAGGCTGTCTACACCCCCAGGGGTGTTTGCCTTCTTCCTGTAGTCCTCTGCATTGACAGTAAGCTCAAGGAAGCTCTTACCACTTGTGGAGAGGACCTTGATCCAACTAGATGGAGAACCCTTGACTGGATTAGCTGAGCTTCCACCGTTCTGCATGTCCATCCAGACGTACTCACCAACACGTGGTGTCCACTCTGGCTGGCCTTCCCTACTGTCATCTACTCGTGTCTTGCTGACAACCTGACCATTGAGAGGTGATCCTGGCTTGACGATTCGGCAGATCCTATATTTGATTTTTGCCATACTTAGAATTACGATTAGTATTACGACTGCTACTGCGATCTGAAACGCGAGCTCCATCATGCATGGTACTTAATGAAGCCATACCTCCAGCCATCTTCATCCTTCCTCAGGAGCTTAGTAGCCGTGTAGGTAGAGAAGGTAGGACGCACCTCAACGGTAGCATTACCAGAGAAGGAGGATCCATCGAGGAACTCAATGGTGTACGTGACTTCCTGTGTTGGGTAGCCTGACGCGTTGGTGTTAGGCATCATGAGATCACCCCAGTTAGCTTCCCTAGAGAGGATGGCTGAGTTAGCGCGTCCGTATGGAAGAGGAGCAGCTGACTGGACGAACTTCTCGACCATAGATGGGCTATTGAGAGATAGATCACCGATCCTATTGAGTTGATCTGGTGCTACCCTCCTAGCTGTGATTGCCGAGAAGTCCCTATCTCCAGTACCGCTAGGGATGAATACATTCGTCCTGCGTTCCTCACGAGCTGCGTTGTTGAGGATCTGTCCCCAGACGAACTCATCGATGTGGAGCCTCCTACCTGCTGAGCCATAGAGATCGAAGTTACCGATCGTCTTGTTGTCAGGGAAGTCATAGGTCTCCCTATCAAGGTGAGGCCTATAGTCAAACCTGAAGGAGCTCTCAAAGTCACCACACCTGATCTTCAGCCTACTAACGTTGTCCTTCAGCTTATTGAAGGTCTCGTCAGTGATATCGAGGTAAGAGCCGAGCTGAGGACGTACAACAGCGTTGTTCATGCCGTCATTGGTAGCCTCAGCCTGAGCTACGAGGTGTACACCTACGCCGATGTGACCGCTGTACATCTCCTCAGAGATGAGGCTCTTGATAGCTTCCTTGTCGGTAGCTACAGGGGTGTCACCCCCACCACCACCGCCACCTTCATTCTCGTCGGCATCGCGGTAGTTCACCACAAGCCCATGGAGCGGATGTCCGGGCTTGTTGATCCTGCAAATTCTAATTCTTGACATACTTGACAAATGGGAAGTTAGACGTTCTTGCTGACAGTTCCCTCACGATGGTAGCCTTATCCACTACAGTACAGAGGACATCACGATCGTTATTGATAGGATCGAGGATACCTACGCGCTTGTAGATAAGCGTTGTCCTGCCATCCCTCACTACCTCACAGAGAGAGTACGTAGCGAGCTCTAGGCGCGAGTACTTATCCAGGAGTGCATCGATAGTCTTCTCATCGTATCTACGTGCCTCTCCCTTCCTCAGGAGCACTGAGAGGACACCACGAGTGCCGTTGGGAACAACGTCCTCTACGAACTGCACCACATCCACGTAGTCGACAGCGATCTCATTCTCGATGATAGGACTTACGAACTCTTCAGGACCGCACTTCTCGTTGGGCTTATCGCGTTCAGGCATCCTAGTTACAGACAGGATCTTGCCAAAGTCCTTTCTCTTTCCGTTACCTTCCTCACAGACCTGGTATGCGTAGATCCCCTCTGGTAGTCCAGCGTGATACGACGCAAGGTTGTAGTCTGCGCGGTTGAGGAAGACGAAGGAGCATGAGGGCTGTGAAGGTTGCTCTGGTTCTGGTTGAGGAGGGTTAGGAGTAGGATCCGGCTGAGGCGTAGGAGGCTTAGGCGTAGGATCAGGCGTAGGGCTAGGCTCTGGTGCAGGTACAACACCACCACCGCTGGTGAAGGTGTACAGCCATTCCCACGTCCTCTTATTGTCGTAAGACACATAGAGCTTGTTATTCTCCACCTTGAACCTAGGCGTGACACCAGGGGCACCATCCTTACCATTAGCACCGTTAGAGCCGTTGATACCATCACGACCATCACGACCGGGCCTACCATCGACACCATCGCGTCCAGGACGACCTTCTGCACCGTCACGACCGGGGAGACCTTGAGGACCACGAGCGCCATCAGCACCTCTCTCACCGGGATCACCCTTATCGCCCTTCCTCACTGCATCGATGTACTTGGGGGCACCTTCGACATCCACACAGATCTGGTCCATACGGAAGACCTTAATGACGACGTTCTCGCCGACACGGATCTTACCATTCTTGAAAGCACCACCGCTGGTGAGGTCAAGGACAGTGTTGCTAGGGATGTTGATAGTCTGCCCATCAAGATCGTAGGTATAGCGAACGTCATAGATGGTGTTCTCCTTATCGATCATGTGCTGCTCAAGGAGGTTAGTCTTATCGACTATGTTCTTCCTCATGTAGACATACCCATACCCGAGATACTCGGTCTCTGAAGCCTTGCGGTCTGCGAAGGACAGCTCGTTCTTATCGTTGAACTTCAGGTCCTCACTGTTAGGCAGGATGCCGGTAGTACGGATGCCAAGGAGGTAAGAGATGACCTCAGGAGAGAGATCCTCAATACCGATGTTACCCTTTGCGTATTGCACTGCTTCCTCAAGCATACACCTCGTGACATAGGTCTGTGAGATCACATGACCCTCACTATCGGCGATAGCCCTGTCGGCGATGATCTCCTCGATGGGAGCACCGAAATACTCGGTAGGTTCAGAAACGATGTATCCCTGCCCGGAGATGAAGTCCTGGAAGGGATTAGTGCTTGATGCTTCCCAGAAGCCATCGATACGACACTTGTACATCGTGGAGGTGACAAGCGTCTCACCCACGAAGGCGTGATCACCTACCCTTGGACGACGGACAGCTGCCTCAAGCTCACGCTTGGTACCGAAGAGCCCCTTGAAGGAACTTGATCCTGAGGAGAGCCATTCCCAGTTGCCTACGTTCTTAACATCCTCAGATCGCGTCGACGCACCGATGTACCTCACCACTTCCCACAGACCTGAGTCCATATCGAAGTATGAGTAGACAGATCCCGCCGTCTTGAACGAGGGGATCTGCTTCTTGTCGACGTAATCCATCAGAGCTTCGATAGTCCGTACGTTAGGAGGCACGGAGTGGTAGGTTGACTGATCCACAGAGAGGAGGTCCGCTACCGTGGCCAGGACATTGACGTTGCCCTGCACGATAGGAATCTTCTCATCTCCTCGGAGTGGGGCGGACTCTGGGAAGTCCGTATCCCTCCTACCTGTAAGGGAGGTCATCTTATCCCTTAACTCGAAAATGTTACTCATATATTAACTACTTCTTTTTACCAGATGCCACCTTGGCACTGGCTGCCTTTGCAGCTTGCTCCTGGATCTCCAGTTGTCGCTGCTTGTATTTGTTGTTCGCTTCCAGCTTCTCCTTCTCGAGCTTCATCTTCTCGTCGAACTGCCTATCAGACTGCTCGAGAGTCTTCTGCTCTTCCTCAGAGAATACGTCATCGTCGATACGGAAGATCGTCTGACCGAAGCCGAACGCTTCCTTCATCTTAGCAATCTCAAGCTGGGCGTCCACTTCACGTTGACTAATTCGGTCCTTGAGATCGAGCTCAGCCATCTTGAGCTGCATTTGCTGTTCTGCAGCCTGTTGTTCAGCTTGCTGTTGAGCCTGTGCCTGCTCAGCCTGACGTTGACGCATAGCCTGCTCACCTTGCTCAATGATGCTTGCCTTCTCAGATATTGAGGTAGACTGGTAGAGTTTGATGATAGCAGAGAAGTCAATGGCCTGATTTTGGAGAGCGGCCTGAGCCAGCATATCCAGCTTCTGATTGATCTCCATCGTCCCACGAGAAGAATCAATAGTGATACCATAGTCGCACTCTGCAAACTCTTCTCCTCCGACAGACATAATCTGCCTGGACTGATCTGGCAGGATGTATTCAAACTTCTTTGACCCATAGCGTAGTGAAATCTTTGCAACCTCAAGGAAGCATTCTAGCGCGCGCTTCTTGACATCCTCATGGATAGTGAAGATCCACTCGGTGATATACGATGACTGCAGCGTGGCGCGCTCGACACCTCCTACAGTCTCCCTATTGTAGATCTGACCTTCTCGCTGCCTAGAGATACCTGCCACATCGGACATCTCCTCTTTGATGGAGGTGAGGAGCTGGATGTGATTCATGATGGATGAGGAGAGGTCGAGGTCGATAGAGGCAGCTACGTTGTTGTTCAGCGCTCCTGCCAGCTTACCCTTAGCCACACCTGTCTTTCCTTCCTCAAAGGAGTTGGTGACAACCATCTTCATCTTCCTCAGGACAGACCACCACTTCTCATAGGTCATGGTGGCAGGTAGCTTAGCCATATCCAGCTGGACTACCTTACCGATATTGTCGTAGATGATCTTGTTGAGCTTGTCATGCACAAGGTTGTACATGTAGCTATAGGGCTTCATCATATCGACGAGGGAGTAGGGCTTGTCCTCGCTGAGATTGTAGATGCTACCTACTATACCGAAGTGGCACTTGGAAGGATTGGACAGCCTGTTGAACTGGATCTTCCTGGGACCGAGGTTAGCGTAGATGTCGTCTCCGATGAGTACACCTTCCCACGCCTCGTTGATATACATGATCTTCGCTGTTTCACCTGCGAGCTCGTCTACCTTGTAGTCACTGGGCATAAGTGTAGACACCTCAGCACCGGTCATAGGATCGATAGAGGTAATCTTCTTCACCTGTCTAATGGACTTCCAGTAGACCTGCATGACGCGGACGTTGCCCTCAAAGTCATAAGGTGTGAGACGCGTGACTACATCATTGCCATTGTAGATAGCTGTATCGTTAGGTCCAGAGTAATGGATGCCGAAGCGACCGAACATCTCTGCGACGGTGAAGTTATCTCCTTCACCACCTATAAGTCCTGAGGAAGAGCCAGAGTGTATCTTATCGATCTCTTCCCTTGACAGGCTATCGCCATAGATATCTAGGATACGCGATGGGGACCAATAGTCTTCCACCACAACGATGTCAGCATCCTCAATACTCCCCGATGATCCAGACTTGAATACTCGTACCTTCATAGGGTCGAGACGTTCGATAGTAGGCTCACCAGCTACGATGTCACACCTATAGATCTCCTCACCCACGATGAGCGCATCAAGGAATCCCTTGTTGAACATCAGCGGTAGGGAGAGTTCAGAAGAGTAGTGCTTGAGGAAGGCATTACCACGGATCTCACGCAGGTCTTGCCACTTATAGGCGTACCTATGCTGTATCTCGTTGAAGGCCTCCTTGAGCTCAGCCTCATCAGTGATACCTGATTCCATGACAGCCATGATGTTTTCCATCACCTGCTGCTTCTTCATCTCCTCCATATCTGACACCGCGGTGGGGTTGGTCACGATGACGCGATAGTCAAAGGGCCTACGCGACTCTTCACCGAGGAGGACGTTGATCTTAGAGTTGATGATGGGGAAGTGCTGAATCTTACCAGGCGCATCAGCATCCTCAAAGCCATAAGGATTGAAGAAGGCCAGCATATCTTCCTCATGGATGATACCATTCATGAGGTCGTAGTTGATCTTCTTCCTTGCGATGCTATGTCTTACGGACGATGAGGAAACCACAGAGGATGTACCCTTCGCCCAGTCCACGCACTGGATACACCAGTCACGTGTCTTCTTGCTATTAGGGAGATTCTGTTGAGGAAATCCACCCTTTTGTTTCTTTTCGTTCATACTAACCCTGATAGACTATTTAGGCTTAAAGATAAGGTTTGCGTCTACCGCCACGTAGATTGCGATCAAAGAAGCTCATCTTCTGATCTATCTCTTCTTGCTTCTCCTCATCGTGCTCTTGGAAGTTGATGAGCATTGACTCGCGGTACAACATTAGGATGCCCATAGCTGATACGCGGTCGAAGTTACCTATGTCGTTCCAGGCTACCAGCTCCTGAAGAAGAGCACGATTCTTTATCCTGCATAGGTTGGGTATCTCATAATCGTAGACCTCACCCTCATCTGTCTGACGTGTGACACTCACCGGCATCACGAGCCATTCAGCTAGCTTCTTCCTAGCATAGGCGTTGATACCGGCAGTAGCGGTAACACCCTTGGCAGCGTTACCGATAGGCCTAGCCTTGAGAAGGTCTCTATCACGCAGGAACTCTAGGGTGTCCTCAAGGAGGTGTGTGAGGTTATACCTTGAGCAGTAAGCAAACAGACCCTTCTTGTTATTCTCATAGCAGATACGGCAGTCGTAGAGGATGGCTATATCACAGCACGTGCGGTAGAAGTCATCCGAGAAGCTAGGCCTGCCGGTGTACTCACATACGATCTCATCAGTGAAGAGGTCCAGGACGAAGAACGATCCTAATGAGGAGGTGTCCGCCTGGTCGTTGTCGTATGGGTCCATACCAGCGATGTACCTACCTTGCTGCACCTTGCCATCAGCATCCTTCTCTGGCATAGCGAAGATCTCGACATGCCCTGCAGACTTATTATCTGGCAGTGGGAAGTTACGGATGGGCAGGTCACTGACAGGATGCACACTCACATCATAGCCCTTGCGCGATAGCTCACAAGAGATGACACCAGCGTAGAAGGAAGGATCATTATCAATCTCGGCAAGCCTCTCTCTCAGCGCATGTGAGGGGAAGTAGCTAGCCTTGACCTGCAGGATAGCCTCCTGAGGAACGATAGGCATTTCCGCTATCCTTCGTATCAGCGTATCCTGGTTGGTAGTGCTGTACTTGATGCGATACCTGTCCATGAGGATCTCATAGAGAGCCCTTGTTACGTCAGATACGCCATCGCTGTTATAGCACCCCTTACGGTTTACGTATGCAGGGAAGAAGAAGCAGAATCGATCCTTGCTGCCACCAGTGGCCTTGTCGTAAACGTTAGGCACGTTGTAGACCTTGTAGGCCACAGGGTGGTACATGATCTCCTGTGCTGAGGAGAACTCAGACGCGTCAGAACCTGCCGTACCTACACCATAGATAAGCGCGAAGGTTACACCACCTTCCTCAACAGAGTACATGATGGTGTTGTACAGGTCGATGAGGGAGGGGAAGGAACCGAACTCCTCGATGAAGATCCAACCACGCTTACCACGCGCTTTAGAGTCATCGTCCTTGACAGGCAGCCCCATGACGACGTTGTTCTTCCCTTCGACAGCTCCAGTATGAGGATTGACGTATGCACATCGCCACATCATATCGCTCATGCTGTTCCTCACGAGACTATTGGGCCACTCAGTATGAGACCTAGCGAAGTTCATCATCGGCTCGAACTTAGAGAGCGTACCATCCTTGTCTTGCAGGTATTCCTTGATATAGCCGAGGAGAACGCTGGTCACACGCTTCTGAACCTTCTTAGACTCGCCAACAAGGAGACGCTTGGCCATAAGAGAGGCTAGGGAGTAGGACTTACCCGCACCACGACGAGCTAGCTCAAAGGCGTGATTACCACCCTGGAAGGCATTATACATACCGCCATTACGCGCTTGGTATAGGTAGTGATATCTCCAGTACACACCCTCCCACATCTCCGGGAATGCCTCAACGCGGTCAGCAACGCCTGGCTGGTCCTCTCTTATTCTAGAGACCATGATGGGACTGTAGTTGAGATAGTAGTACAGGTCACCTGTTATCCACTCACCATCAGACTCTCGCACGTAGCCGTCAAGTACTCTTCTTGTCTCCTCACGAAGCCATTGCCCGAAGGGAGATGAAGGGTTGGTGTTAGGCTTGAGCTTGGTGTAACAGCCGTGCTTCTCGAAGTGCATAGCTGCAGGCCTGAAGTAGTCCATATCCTCAATGATGTGAGGATGGGCTATGTCTACTATGATACGGCCGCGCTCATCACGTGGGAGGTCCTTAGCGTGCTTGCGGTGTGGGCTTATGAGGTGCTGGATGAAGGGGACAGACTGGATGAAGTCATCCATCTGTTCCTTCACCTCCTCAGGCATATCAGGTGTGAGGACCTCTAGCGGTGTCTGATATTCATTAAGCTCAATCGTCATCGTCACTAAAGTCAAAGGCATCCTCACCCACAGCCTTCCTCATGCTACCTCGGATAGCGGAGCTCTCCTCAATATCAGAGTTCATGGTCTTCTCTACCTCGTTAAGGGTAGACACCAAGGCTGGTAGCTGCTTGATGGTGTTAGTGATTGTGTTCGGCTGATAGATAGGCTTACCCTTATCATCGACAGCGTGGAAGTCTATCTCCTCTAGAAATGCCGATAGTTTGTTTATGAGTCCTCTTGTGCTGTCTAGGAGCTTTGCTGATACGGGCTTGAATGACTCATAGAATGTGATAGCCTCAGTAACGAGAGGGGATGGGGCCCATCCGGACTCCATCCCTAAACCCTCAACTATCATCTTTGTCCTTTCCTCAGGATCATTGTACATCTGGTACTCTGACCTGGGATCGGCAAAGAAGTATATGAAAGCTAACTCCAGCTGCGCCGTGACCTTATTCTTGGACTTATCTCTTTTCCAGATATCAGCGAACGGCTTGAGGAGGTAGGCTTCCTCAGAGATCACTATGTCAAGCCCTTCTTTCTTGAAGAGCTTAATCATAAGATAATCCTTTTATCAGGCACGATTATCTTAGAGGCATGTTGCTGAGCAGCTGTCGCCAGATTGCCCTGCGATGAGATCTCCGTCTCCAGGATCTCTGACTCAGCCACACCATAGAGGTCGCCCTCAGAGACGATGAGGCATTCTACGCCACCAATCTCCAGGGCTGGCAGTTCGATGTATGCTTGCTCACCTTCACCGCGGAAATGCCTCATGATATTCACAAGGACGATGTCTCCGGGCTCACAGGTCCTGACGCTCGGACCTACATAGATGACACGCATAGGCGTGATCTTAGGATCGAGGTACTTCATGAGGATCTTGCTATCCTTAAACTTTGAGTCAGCCAGGACATCAACATCTACAGGTGAGACAACCACGTGATTGAATGAAGGCTTAAAGCTCTTGATCAGCAGGCCCTTCATCTTCGTCTTGATTTCTTTCATTCTTCTTATTTCTAAATGCGCCCAGGCCGTGGATATTCACAGCCTTAGGGCTTCGTTCTTTGATTATATCCTTTACCGCGGCCCAGTACCCATTGTATATGGCTTCTACCTCATGAGGAGAGAGTCCATAGGTCTTAGCTACCGCGATGTAATGGTCTCGTAACGCCTTGCTTAGCGTCTTGCTATTCAAGATCATGATACGAAGATACTACATTCTACTTCTTGATAGGCTCATACCGCTTCTCTGCGGCTGCCTTACGCTTCTGGTGATAGTAGTCAAATGCTTCCTTCCTTATCTCATCTCTGATATCCTCATTCTCGCCACCTCGCTTAGTAGCGGTTGAGGAGAGATAGCTATCGAAGACCTGCTCGAACCTCTTATACTCTGGTGACTTAGGGTTGTTACCTGCGTGCTTCTCAGCGTATGCCTGTCTGAGGGTATGCATATAGACTGGGTACCTATCATCCCCTGGGTAGTAAGCAGCCATGTTCATCATGGGGTCCTTGTTGTAGCCACGCTCCTTTGATGGGTTGTAGAAGATCTCTGCAGGTGTCTGGTCGAGTGCAGCCTTCTCCAGCTTACCTTCCTTGTAGAGCTTAGCTGCTTCACGGTCTGCCTCATTGACGGATAGGTAAGAGTTAGGAACACCCTCCATGCCTCGGAGCTTAGCTCGGACGAAGAGGTCTGCCATCATACGGCCACGCGTGTCCTTGCCATAAACCTTGTCGTGGTCAATATCGCCCTCGGTGCTGTATCTCTTGAGGAAGCCATCGACTTGATTGTAGACAGCGTCATGGGATAGAGGTCCTGTTAGTATACCAGCTGCATACCTTGATCCTGCGCCAGCAATCTTATCTGCTGTCTCCTCAGGAACACCAAAGAACTTCATCACAGCCTTTCCGCCACTCTTTATAGCTCCCTTTACCTCCTGCCCGCCACTAATCATCGTCCTAGCAAACTTTGTAGCACCACCAACAATGTTATCACCTACGAAGTCTGGGTTGACAAGTCCTGCACGACTACCTATCCTATAACCTTTGACATCACTACCCATCTCACCGGTGTGATACCTGGGCAGCTTCTCAGGATCATACTTTGCATGTAGTGACGCGTTGGCAGCTAGAGCCGCTAGCCCTGCGCTTACAGCTGTAGCCACTGGTCCGAAGTTCTTGACGATGTTAGAGTACTTCGCAAACTTAGCGAGCTTAGCACCCTCCCTGAGAGCCTTACCACCGACGATAGCTCCCTCAGCGTTAGCGGCCTTACCAAACCAAGAGCCAGCCTTCTCAGCCTTATCTGCATATTGAGTGGCACGCTCAGCAATAGGTACTATCACCTCCTTCCTCATGGCCCTATCAGCGATGTTCCTACCTACAGCAGCAACACCATAGGCGGTCCTCGCAATGGGCTTCACAAGGGTCTTACCACCAGAGTAGGCTGCGTTGACACCTACCCTACCGGTGATAGCGGCTAGCGTAGCACCTATAGATCCTATAGCTCCAGCATTAGCTAGCTTAGAGACGATGTTACCAGTGTCACCATCGTTAGCTACGTTATTAGGCTGGCTTATGTACTCGCCAAACCCAGTAGTGTTGACAGAGCCATTACCACTACTGTAGAACCGCTTGACCTTGGTAGAGTCAGCGGCACCACGTAGAGGTGTTGATATTTGTGGTTGATTATCTTTTGCCATATATGTACGTACTATGTTATGCCACAAAGGTAAGGCATAACTATATGGCCTGAGGAAAGAGGACATTGTGGTGGCGTATAAAAGAGCGACGCCCACCCTATGGAAAGGTGAGCGTCATCATGAGGCCTCGGTGTCATCGTCCGACCTCACTTTGGAAAGGCTGCGGTTTGCCTTTTGATTGGCAGGGGCTCTTAGGTATTTCTTTGGTGTCCCCCATTTGTGAGTAATAAAGTGTACCGAACGGATCACTGAATCGCCGCCATCTCACACCACTATCCGCTTTCCCGACCTATCAGTTGCGGACCAGCGCCTTCGGGGATAGGGCCCTACAAGCGCAATGTGTTGCTGTCTTCCTCATGAGGAAAGAGCAGTGATAAGACCTGACCGTAGGGAATCAAACCCTATCCTCGTCAGGAGTACCTACAGTACCAGTCAGTGTAGAGTGTGGGGGAATCGAACCACCGCGGCACCGCCACCCAGCACAGCTAGGCCCAAGCCTTTGGATCACACCCTAAGCCCCGAGGGGCAGAGATAAAAGATAAGATACGATGCAGAAAGGTCGCCACCCTTCACCGCAAAGGTATATATAATCCCCAACCTACCAAAACACCATGCGCCACTCTCCCGAGTAGCGCACAGCTGATAGACAAACTTGAAATGGAAATTATGGGGCTAATCCCACAACCCAAGAATAACGATAAGATTCATTACACAGCAAAGATACCACCTCTTCCTCAAATCCCCAAAAGCAATACGCACCACCTTCCCAGGCAGTGCGTACTAAAATCAAGCTACACTTGATTAGCCAATTAACCTATTATATCCACACCACAAAGGTACAAAAGATATGCGCACCACCCATGAGAGTGATGCGCAGACCCAGTTTAACAACTAACCTAAATAGTATGGGAGACTCAATACCACAAAGATAATGCTTTATACGAGAACATGCACCACCCCGAGGAGCAGTGCATGTAACCCTAACTAAACAATCAATATGAAGCCAATTACCTACCGCCACAAAGATAATACATATCAAAGAAGTATGCACCACCCCATATAGAGATGATGCATACAAACAATGGCACACACGAGGGGAAGACTCCCCTACCGCAAAGATATGCATAAAAGCGATACGCGCTATCTTCTCAGACAACGCGTACCTGTAATACTATAAACCAATGGAAATATGATGTGCTGGGAAAAAGCTCAAAACCCAGCAACACAAAGGTACACATAAAACAAATACGCGCTACCCATCCCGGGCAACGCGTATCTAACCGATAAATACCAAACAGTTATGTCGAAACTTCTCACACCAAAGATACATACTTCTTCCTCCTCAACCAAAATACTCAGGATAGTCTACGCCATCCTCAACCAAAATACCCACACCATTCCCACCTCAACTACCCTGCACACACCGATAAGCCAGGCACCTACACAGCACCCACTCAGCATCACTAAGCACATCTACCATCTCTTCCTCAACCAGAATACACCATCCACTCCTCAACTATAGTACTCATGCTAATCGCACAAATGACCACCCTGTTAAGGTCAAAAAATATGACCGAAAAATTTTTGAATATCGCTAAACTCGTTTGCGCAGAGAGCTCCCGCTTCGGTGGTCTAGAAAATAACTATGATTTTTTTTTTGAAAACCGCAGAACTTACAAGCGCACACTGCTCCCGCTTCGGACCCCTCCCGCTTCTGACGATCCTGGTTGGCACCCCCGGGTGCGGGGAATATCCCTTATCAGGGAGCGATGGGTACCACAACGATGTGGGTACCCCACCGCTGAGCATAGCGAGCGACACACGTCATAGCTCGCACCCTAGACCTCACCAGTGCAGGACGCTGGCCAGGTCAACAGCGCCAAGGACACAGAGTCCAGTGCACAGCTCAGCAAGGGGTGTAACCCAGCTCCATATCAAGGGTGTATTACCACTCTCCTTTCCTCAGGAGATAATACACCAACCTCTGCGCGAGGCAATCCTCGTGATCAAGGCAATGACACCTCCAGCAACGACTGAAATGGTCGGGTAAATGGATGGATCGGCGGGAGGGGCTGTCTCCTTCTCCGTCCTTTTCAACTTTCCTGGCTATGTGTGTTGTAGCTGATGCTACGGCTATACTTAGCTGTTGTTGCCTTGTGTAATCTGTCGTACGCCATCCTGGGTAGGGTGGTGTTCATCCTTATTGTTTCACTTCCTAACACCTTACTACAATGGAAGCAATCAAGAACCTCCGTGAATCGTCCGTCCTTCTGTCTAACCTTAATATCTCCAGCTATGATGAGCTTGCTGAGCGCATCTACTCCTTCAGTCGTGTTGAGGAATGCCTCTACTATGACACTAATGAGGATGAGTCTATGGGATGGGTCGAGAAGATCGTCCTTGACAGTGCTGAAGCGAGAGATAGAGACCTTATGGCAGGCATTAGTATGTTTGCCACTGAGGAAGAGTATCGTATTCTCTACGGCAAGCTATGTGGGATGGCTCAGCTGGATTACTGGCTGGACCTCGATATGGAGCTAACTCAGAATGCGGCTATCGCCGCTGAGGAGATGGCGAGAGAGTCGGCCTTCATCAGTGATGAGTTCGAGGTATTCTTCGACGAAGAGACCGGCGAATACAAGACCGTTTACGTCGGTGAACGTCTGACCGCCGAGGATTACGAGGAGATGGAGTGTCTCGAAGCTGACGACAGCTACGACCCTAGCCTCTACGAAGCAGACGCTCTCCCC